CAAGCTGCTAGTGAAGGCACAAAGATTCATGCCATGATTGAAAAAGGATTTTTAGGAAAAAGAAAAACTAAACTTTATAAAATTATTAAAGAATGGTTAGATGAAAATTATCCTAATGAGGAATGGATTGCAGAAGATTCTTTTTGTGCCGACTCTGGTTATGGTGGTAAGATAGACTTATACTCTAACTCTGGAATCTTTATAGACTTTAAAACAAAAGATAATTTAGAAGGCAAAGACCCTGCTAAATTAGTTTATGATGAACATGGTATGCAACTATCAGCTTATGCTCAAGGTTGTAACTTTGATGATGTAGAAAGAATATCTATTTTTGTTGATAGAAAAAATACAGATATTGTTTTATATCATGTTTGGGATAAAGAATCTCATTTTAAACACTTGGCTATGTTTAACAATATTTTAGAGTATTGGAAGTTAGTTAAAAATTATGACTCAACAGTAATAGCCCATGCCAAAAAGAAAACCAAGAAAACCTAGACCTAAAAAAGAATTAGGAGTTCCTAGAGGTTATGATAGTCACTGGGAATATGATTTACACCAAAGACTATTTGCCGATTGGCGACACCATTGGGAAACAATAGATTACGTTATTGAACATAAATACGAACCTGATTTTGTTCGTAAGTTTGATGATGGTAAAATTATTTTAATTGAAGCAAAGGGTAGGTTTTGGGATTTTGCAGAGTATAGTAAATACGTGCATATTAAAAAAGCTTTACCAGATAATATTGAACTAGTCTTTTTCTTTCAAAAACCTTATGCTCCCATGCCCGGAGCTAAAGTAAGAAGAGACAAAACTAAAAGAACTCATGCTGAGTGGGCAGAGAAAAATGGGTTTCGTTGGTTTAGCGAAACTAAATTACCCGAGGAGGATTGGATAAGTAATGAAATATAAAACAGTTAGCGACCTTATTAATAATCCAGAACATTACAATCAAGGAGGCATAGAATGTATTGATGCTATTGAAGCAATGTTATCTGAAGAAGAATTTATAGGATATTTACGAGGTAATTCACAAAAGTATAGATGGAGATTTAGATACAAAAATGGAATAGAAGATTTAAAAAAAGCAGAATGGTATGAGAAAAGATTGTTAAAACTTTTAGAGGCAAAAGATGAGTGAAAAGAAAGGCGAAGTTCCTTACTTAGGAATAATAATTAATTATGACAAAGATAAAAAATTAGATAAATTTAGTATAGACACATTAAGAGATAGATATTTATGGCAAGAAGAAACTTCTCCCCAAGAAGCTTTTGCTAGAGCTGCTGTCTATGCTAGTACCTTTCAAGAAGAAACAGATTATGCTATGGCACAGCGTATTTATAATTATGCTTCTGACCTTTGGTTTATGTTTTCTACTCCCATTCTATCTAATGGAGGAACAACAAGAGGATTACCTATTAGTTGCTTTTTAAATTATGTAGGTGATTCAATAGATGAATTAACAGACCACTTCAAAGAAAATGCTAGACTTGCTAGTTCTGGTGGAGGTATAGGAGGTTATTGGGGTGATGTTAGAAGTGATGGAACTGCTACAAGTAATGGCAGTAAGTCTACTGGCTCAATACCTTTTATGAAAGTTGTTGACTCAGAAATGTTAGCGTTCAATCAGGGAGTAACAAGACGTGGTAGCTATGCTGCTTATACTGATATTAGTCATCCAGAGATTGAAGAGTTTATGGTCATGCGAAAAGAATCTGGTGGTGATGTAAATAGAAAATGTTTAAATTTACACAATGGAGTAAACATTAATAATGCTTTTTTAAAAGCTGTAGAAACAGATGATGATTGGCGACTAATAGACCCCAAGACTAAAGAAGCAGTAAAGATTATAAAAGCACGTGAGTTGTGGTCTAAAATATTAGATGCGAGAGCTGAAACAGGTGAGCCTTATATAGTTAATCTTGATAATTGTAATGATGCTTTACCTCAAGGACAGAAAAATTTAGGACTGGAAATTAAACAAAGTAACTTATGTTCTGAGATTACTTTACCTACTAACGAAGAAAGAACTGCTGTCTGTTGTTTGTCTAGTGTTAACTTAGAATACTTTGATGACTGGTCTGAAGATAAAAACTTTATTCAAGATTTAGTTACTATGTTAGATAATGTTTTAGAACATTTTATTGATAACGCAATAGACATGAATAATCTCGGAGGTTATAATGCAAATTATGAAAGATTTAAAAAACACATTAAAGAAGGCAAGGAAGGATTTACCAAAGCAGCTTACTCAGCTTATAGAGAAAGGTCGATTGGTCTTGGAGCAATGGGTTTTCATTCCTATCTTCAAGCACATGATATTCCCTTTGAAGGGATTTATGCAACGGGATTCAATCATAAAGCTTTTAAACACATTAAAAATTCAGCTGTTAAAGCATCTAAAGAGATTGCCAAAGATAGGGGCGAAGCTCCTGATATCTCTGGTTCTACTCTCAGGAATGCTCATCTCCTCGCTGTTGCTCCTAATGCTAGTAGCAGTATTATATGTGGTGGAACGAGTCCGTCAATAGAACCTATTAGAGCTAATGTTTTTACACATAAAACTTTATCTGGAAGTTACAAAGTAAAAAACAAAAACTTAGAAAAACTTATAAATAAAAAAGTAGACGAGCCAGATAAAAGAAAAAAACTCTGGCAACAGATTAGCGATAATCGAGGTTCAATCCAAAACATAAAATTATTTACTAAAGAAGAAAAAGAATTATATAAAACCGCAGATGAAATAAATCAAATCTGGGTTGTCGAACATGCATATAAACGACAAGAATTTATATGTCAAAGTCAAAGTGTAAATTTATTTTTTGTCCTACCTGATTCAAGTAAGAATCAAGAACAGCATAATGAATACTTACAGTATGTTAGTGATGTACATTGGTATGGTGCAAATAAATTAAAATCACTTTACTATTTTAGGTCTGATGCTGCTAAAGCTGCAGAGAATGTTAATGTTAAAGTTCCACGAATAAAATTAGATGAAGTGGACTGTATCGCTTGTGAGGGATAAATGAAAGATATATTATTTCCAATATTATTAATGATTGCCGGAACAATATCTATAATTGTTTTTGCTTATGAATCTACAAATTATAAAGGTTATGATGACGTTCATACTTGTTTTGGCAAATGTTATGAAAACTATGTTATTAAATATGGCACACTAACAGAACAACTAGAAGCAAAAAAAATTGCAATGCAATCAGAAACACCTGCTGATAAAGGTGCGAAGATATATGTTAATTGTAATATGTGTCATGGCATGAAAGGAGAAGGAGGTATTGGACCAAAACTTGTCGGCAGTACTTCTATTATAAATATGCTAATGCAATATAAAAATAAAGAAACTAGAGGTGAGCAGTCTGCCTTAATGTGGGGTCAAGCTGCTAATTTATCTACTGAAGACATGGAAAACTTACAAGCTTACATAAATACTTTTAATTAAACGAGGAAACTTAATGACACTACTAACTACTAGAGAACACTACAAACCATTTGATTATGCATGGATGTTTGAATATTATGATTTACAAAATAGAATGCATTGGCATCCAATGTCTGTACCCTTACATACTGACGTTAAAGATTGGAATGAAAAACTAACAGACAACGAAAAGAATTTACTGGTACAAATTTTTAGATTGTTTACTCAATCAGATGTAGATGTTGCCGGAGGTTATATAGATAAGTATATGCCTATCTTTAAAAAGCCAGAAGCAAGAATGATGATGTCTTCTTTTGCAAACATGGAAGCAATTCATCAACATGCTTACAGTTTACTATTAGATACTGTAGGTATGCCTGAGATAGAATACAAAGCTTTTGCTGAGTATGAAGAGATGGCAGATAAGCATGATTATGTTGGAAACTTTAAACCTCTTAAATCTGATAAAAGAACAATAGCTAAAACTTTAGCAGTCTATTCAGCATTTACAGAAGGATTACAATTATTTAGTAGCTTTGCAATCTTGATGAACTTTCAAAGGTTTGGCAAGATGAAAGGCATGTGTCAGATAGTAGCTTACTCTATTAAAGATGAAAGCTTACACGTTGAGGCAATGACAAAGTTATTTAGAGAATTTATAAAAGAGAATTTGAATATTTGGACAGATGACTTTAAAAAAGAAATTTATCAAATATGTAGAGAAATGGTTAAACTTGAAGAGAAGTTTTTAGACTTAGTGTTTGAAATGGGGAACTTAGAAGGTTTAACTAAAGAGGAGATGTATGCCTACAATAAATATATTGCAGACAGACGACTATTGCAGTTGGGGCTGAAACCAAACTTTAAACAAAAGGATAATCCCCTAACTTGGTTGGATGATGTGCTAGGTGTAGAACATCAAAACTTTTTTGAAGGTAGAGCTACTTCATATCAAAAAGCAGGTCTTAGAGGTGATTATGGAAAATTAACCTTTACAGGATTTAATAATGAAGACGAAACGAAATGAAGCACAATTACTGGCTTATAGATTATTGTATGACAAGTCTGGCAACTTAATTACTGAAAGAAGTAAAGTTGATATTGAAAAGTTAAAGAAATACATGACCCTAGAAGAGCATGAAACTCTAAGAGTTATTATAAGAGAAGCTAGTCAGAAAATGGATGAAATACATAATCATATTGAAGCTTGTTTAAACGCTAGGGTAATGAACTCTAAATAATTAAATGTTTAAACTTGCTATCATTACTGAAGTTATAATCCAGAATAACAGACATAAGACACAAATGTCTTCTTTGTCCAAGTTTTACCTCCATAGTTTTATTATTAAAAATTTATTTATCTCGATGCACACCTTTCATTTTCTCATACGACCTTAAGCCTCCAAGCCCAAGCATACCCATAAGAATAGTACTAAGTTGTGAAAACTCAAATTCAGGCATAGGTGTATTAATATCATATAGTACTAATACAAAGCCTAGTAAAGGAGCAATTAAAAAATGATAAGCTAAAGCAATACCACAAGTCCAACCAACAAAAGGTCGCCATCCGGCAACAAACATACTTTGATGTGCTGCCTCTTGTTTATTTAAATCTATTTGTGCTAAATTAGCAGCATGAAAAGCTGTTTTTAATTCATGTTCTAATTTAACTTTTAAGTCTTTGTCAGCTACAAATTTATTAAGAACTTTTCCAGCTACTCCTACTATTGATTCTGCTACTGCCATAATTATTTCTCCGGTTCAAAATGTAAACTTCTATCAATGATTTTATTAAGAGAATCTAATAAGACCTCTGGAATATCATGTAGTTCACTTAGTTGATTTGGATTTAACTGTACCATGTATAAATCCATTAAATCTTCGTATATCTTTCTAAACTCTTCTCGTTTTACCCAAGGTACGTTATGACGAGTACGAGCTTTACAATCTATTTTGTAGGCTTCATCTAAATCTTTTTCTCTATATAATATCATTAGTAACTCCAGATACGAGGTGACGGTCTAGAAATATCCATATCTAAATGAATAAATCTTGAAGCATGGTCTCCTTTTTGTGCGACTCCAATTCTATTAATGCCCTCTTCGATAGCTATCTTTATAAGAGTCATAGCTTGTTCGCCACTAACCAATATATCCATAGCTTTGCCTGTTGTATGAGCACCCGGATTATTCTTTGCAGCTTCTATAGGGTGCTCAGTAGAACGATAGGCACTGCTTACTTTAAAAGGAAAATCACAACGTTCCCTAATTCTTTCTATGGTCTGCATAAATGCCCAGTCCATATCACACTGACCAGTATGCCTACACTTTAATTCGTTTTCGTTAAAATATTTATACACTGTTTTTCTTCTGTCTTCTTTGTAATGCTCCTAAAAACTTACCTTCTTCACTTAAGCCCACTCTAGTTTTTTCAGGTTGAGCATTAGGACCAGCCTCAATATCATAAGGCATACCTGTCATTTTATTTATTCTTTTCTCTGGTTCTTTAGAAGCGTTAGGAACATTCGTTACTAAGCTTCCAGTTCGATATGCACTTCGGTCTGTATCTCCAGTGCTAATACGACCTTGTCTATCTAATCCTATTTCTTCTAATAAAAATTTATCAAGCTCATTAGCTCTTTCTTGTAGCTCTTTAAAATTTTCAGGATTAGTTCTTTTATAAATTTGTCCAAAAGGCATGTTTCTAACTGCAAAAACAGATGGACCAAGTTTATACTCTATTGAATCAAACGCATCGCCAACCGTAGGACCAAAAATTCCTCTAGCTAGTGAAAGATAACCTGAACCATACTTAGCAGCATCCGCTGTTCTTTTACCTATAGAAACTTGAGCTAAAGCTCCCCATCTTTCTAATGCTTCTACTAAATTTTCTTCAGCAGACATTTTAGAATGTCTTTCTGGATTTCTAAACAAATTCATTTGCATTGCGATAGAAGTCATTAAAAATCCAGTTGCCAAAAGTTTTGGTGCTGTTTGTACTGGATATTCTCTTAGTTCGTTTAACATTCTTTTTATTACAATATTATTAAATAGAGTTGGATAACTCATAAATTGAAAAAGAATTTTACCCCAACCACTTTGCATAACTAATGATTTAGATGCTGCTGCTCTGTTAGGATTTAAAATAACTTCATTAGTAAATCTCTTAGCTCCCTCTAAATATTTTTCTCTATAAAAAGGAGACCTTTGAGCTTTGACAGGATTAAAATCTAAATTATCATCTAAAGAACTTCGATACCAAGCCATGCCTTCTTCTGGGTCTATGCCTAATTCTTTTAGTTGTTTTTCTAAATATGATTTTTTGTTCATACCTAGATTTCTAAAATTACCTTCTGTTAATTTTGCAATGCCCATTTTATGGTCATAAAGCTTTTGTAGGTTTCTTCTGATTAACATTTTACCAGAAGTAAAAGCTCCACCTTGTACAGCCCTAGTCCACTGTGTTAAAAAAGTCATTTTAAAAAAAGCATCAGAAGCATTTCTTAAGTTCTTACTATAAAATCTTTCCCCACTACCTATTCTATCTAGTCCTTCAAGAATGTTGTTTTCAATAGCTAGTCCACCAGCATATAATTCTTTCCAGTATTCATCATCTAAATCTTTAAATTTAGCTTTACCTAAACCTAAATTAGCTTTACTTTTTTGTAAAATTATATTAGTATCTTTTTTTATTTCTTTCCAGAGACCTTCAGCAAGATTAAACACTGCTCTAGGATAATCTCTAATTCCAATTCTTTGAAATGGAAGTAAAGGCTCAGTAATACTAGAGGGAACTGCAAAGGCTAAGTGAGCAGCTTGTTGTGTTAATCGTATTGTTTCAGAAGCACGATTACCAACTATACCTGCTGTAGTTGTTGGTGTTAATCCTCTTGCTTCACCTATACCCGTTACTTCCATAAACAGATTTTCCATTCTATTCGCAGTCGACATTGCTTGGTCATCTGTTGCTCTTAAAATTTTTAAATCTTTTAAAATATCTTCTTTAATTGTATTTTGAAATTCTGTTATATTACGTACACCAAAAGTTTTTTTACGAGCATATAATTGAGCTACATTAGCCATATAGTCTCCTAGCACTTCCATAACATTATTGCTTACAAAAGAATTATCACCATCTAGTATGCTACCTAATCTTTCATCAGGTATATTATTAAATATTCTATGTTGTTGAAAAGTTTTACCTCCAGCTCTAGGACCAACTCCACTAGTAAAGTTAGAATATTTTAAATCTAACATGCCATCAATAATTTTGTTAGCTTTTAAATCTTTAGCTTTTTTAATTATGTTTTTAGCACTAGCATTTTTACCAAGTATTTGTTCTGCTTGAAAAATAAAATCAATTCCAAATACTTCCATGTCTAATCCAACTGTATCAGCAGGAATACCAACTTCTTCTTTACCAGTTGCAGTAATATATTTTGTTAAATATTTTTTTGGATTAATTTTATTATTAGGATTAGCGTAGCCATATTCAATTAATAAATCTTTAAATTCATCTCTTCTTTGTTTTAGTACTCCATGATTAAATACTCTTGGAAAGTAATTTGTAACTTTTTGAGTTCTTGAAAATTCTCCTAGTTTAACTCCTTCTTCAAAGATATTATCTAGTAAGTCTTTCATGCCTACTAAACCTATATCTTTTTTACCAAAATAAGCTTCCATAACTTCTTTCGGTATATCATATTCAACACCATCAGTATGTAAAAATGTTTTTTTGGTGTCATCTAACATTAATTGATGTAATGCATTATTATCTTTTGGAGTTAATTTATTACCTCGACCATACCCCATATGATTAAAAATACGATTGATACCTACACCTGTATATTCTCCGTTATAATTTTGTAAGTTTTCAAAAAAAGATAATGCTCCAAGAGAATCATCTGCTTGATTCTTTCCAAAAATAGTTCTGGTGCTATCGTATCTAAATTTTAATAAAAAATCTTTAACTGCATTAGACTTTTTAGCAATAGATAAAAACTGACTAGTAGCTTTACCGACCATAGGAATTGCAGCTATGGCTTCATCTAACCATTCTTCTTTAGTTCTTTGACCAAGAGTTGCTCTATCTTTGTAATAGTCTTTATTAACTCCTGCTAAATTATCAGCATCTTTGATTGCTTCTTTACTAAACTCATCTACTTGTTTTAGAATTTGTTCTTCGTCATGATACTTTCTTAGTCTATTATAATATTTTGCCCCACTATATAAACCAACTCCCCCTCCAAGTAATAATCCTCCGGCAGCACCAAATGCTCCAGATTTAGCTACTCGACCCCAATCAATATTTTCTTGATTACCTAAATTTATATCAATGTTTTGATTATAGTAATCATGTGCTCCTGTCCAAACAGCTCCTTCAGCAGTGCTAAACGCAGCGGGTCTTACTGCTTGAGCCTTTAGAGATTTAAGTGCTCCTTGCTGTGCAGTTTTACCACCTGCACCAATTAAAGCTTTAGAAAAAGCGTATCTTTTTGTACTGTTTAATACTGCTAGAGTTGCTGCTTGTTTTGCTGCGAAAGAACCTCCTCCAGTAAAAGGAGTTGCAAGTATAGCTAAAAAAGTAAATGGGTCAGCAACAGTATCAACTGTAAAATCACCAATTAAATCAGCGTATTCATAAAAACCTTTTAATTTAGTATTAGCAAATTTAGTTCGTAATCTATTAAAAGCATCTATTTCACCTTGAGAGAACTTACCAGTCTGTCCAGCTCTTTTCATTGCTGTGTATAAACTAAAATCTGAATCTCTTAGAGTTTCTACTACGTCTTCACCTTTTTCCCCTAAAGCATTTGCAACAATATCCCAGTCTTGCAATACATCTTTATCATTTCTAAAGTCATCTATGCTTTGAAAACTTTGACGAGCAAGTGGTGGTTTAGAATACATTAAAGGTCGGTCTTTAAAAGTAGACTCGATATCATATTTGTATATAGTATTATCTTGAGTCTTTTCCTCCAACATTTCTTCAGTCTTTGGAATGTCTCCAAGATTAAAAAAATCAGAGCTTTCTATATCGTATTTGCTCATTTAATTTTAAAGATAGTTTTTAATAAAGGAAGGTCTTCATTGTCATTAAATGCTTTTATAAAGTCGTTATATAATATTTGACTTTCTTCAGCAGATAAATCACCGGCAATATAATAAGTAAAATTACCAGTTTCGTCTTTTTTATATTTAACTAATTTGCCTTCTAATTCTTTTGGTGGCATAGCTAAGTTAATTAAAAACTCTTGGTTCATTGCTTTTTCACTGTTTAAATTTTCTAATTCATAAATTTTATCAGCTGATTCTGGAAACTGAGCAACTGAATTTTTTAAACTATTTATTTTTGCAGCGATACTTTGTTCAAGAAAACTGTTACTAGATATAGATTCTTCTTCTCTTTGTTTAGTTAGTATACTATAAATGTAATCAGCTTCGTTATAACCCTTAGTTAAATCTTTAGCTGCGGTTATGTCTTTTGCTAATGAAGGTCGGTCATAGTGCATCACGTTATTGGTATCAAACCAAAGGTTTCCTGATTCAACTAAAAACTGTAAATATTTTCTTTCATAAAAATAACCCACATCATTTG